TTAACAAATATAGATATGGAAAAAATCCTAAATAAAAAACCAAATATTAAATTATACAAAGAATTAAAAAATTATAATGATATTGATAAGGTATTAGGCAAAGATGGTTATGTCATCCTTAATTATGAGACGCGAACTCATTATGGACACTGGGTCCTTGTATTTAAATTAGATGATGATACAATAGAACATTTTGATTCATATGGATTAAAACCAGATGATGAATTAAACTTTATTCCTCCATTATTTAAAATAGTAAATGGGACCGTTGAACCATATTTATCATATTTAATATATCATTCAAAATATAATGTAGAATATAATCAATATAAATTCCAACAGATGAAAAAAGGAATTAATACTTGTGGAAGACATGTATTATTTCGTCTATTAAATAGAGATAAAAATATTGAAGAATATAAAAAATATTTAGATAAATTATTAAAAAAATATAATATGAAAAATTATGATGAATTAATGGTTAAATTAATATCAATATAATAATATATTATGAAAGTATTAAATAAAATTATATTAACGTCTGCTTTAGTGTATCTAATACCTCAAACATCAACAGCATTGACTATATACGGTATATATACAATTTTTAATAATAACTCTATTAATGATGTTAAACGTAATATATACGATATTATTGATGGATTCAATCATATCATTTTAGATTAATTCTATTTAATTCTATATAGTTATAAAATTATATAGAATTCATGGGGGATTATAGGTGATTATATAGGATTATATAAATTACATCTTAAAAAATTTTTGTAACAGTAAAATATAGACGATAATGTCGTCATTAAAAAATAACGATTTTTAAAAGTATTTGTTTTACACTAAAGGTTTATCTTTACACTAAAGGTTTATCAAAGCCTTTACATATTCAATCGTTTCTTTAATTCTTTTCTGCTCATTTTAGCACCTCCAACTAAAATACCAGCACTTCTAACGCCTCCTTTCATTCTTCCTCCAACATCAACACCTCCGACCATTGGTCCGCCATCGCCATACATCATATCATCATCAGCTCCTAATCCAACTAATTTTTTCGCACCTTGTAAAGCTAAAGGTAATAATTCTTTTCCGACTGGTTTTACAATTCTATCCCAAGGCTCTTCAAAAGCCCATCTCAAATCGCTCATAAAGTCTCCAGATCCTTCAAGCATCATCTGGTATTTATCATAGCTTACCTGAGGAGCATTATCAGCATTTAAAATATCAGTCTTAGTTAAGACGCCAACTTGGGTGATTGTTCTTTGTGAGACGACGCTAAATGTTCCCTCGCTTACAGTAGCTATATATAAGACAGGGGTGAGCGCAGTTGTTTGATTTACGTTCTTTAATTGGACGTCAATTTGAAATTGAATGCTTTCTAACATGCCTGGAGCTTCAAGAGGACTTAATCCGATATCAAGAGCAGGTTCAAGACATAAAACAGATCCAACAGTTCCTAAAGAAGCCAAATTAGTATTCATTCCTTCTCCAGACCATTGAGTCCATGATAATTGACATCCATTCTTTTTTGAGATGTTGTAGAGATCTGTTTTAGAAGCGCTAGCTAATAAACCGGATCTGTTATTAAAATTAACACTTACCTTTTCAATAGAAAAGAAAGTATCAGTAGAATTGAAAGTAAGTTGAGAATTATCAATTCTTGCCCAAATATAGATCTTCTTAGGGACGTTTTGGAGTTGGATATTATTTGAGCTAATTAATACAGTCGCATTTGATGCTACAGGAGCTTGACCAGCTGTAGGATATCTTTGGACATCAGAATAAGGATAACTGATCTCATTTGGGACCAGCATTGTTGGAGGAGGCGTAATATAGTTAAATCTCAACTGAGGAGCTTCAAAAAAATCAACAGCGATAGTTTGTAATCCATTATTAGGATGAGAGGCATTAGCAACTCTAGACCACATTCTATTTAAATTAGCGTTATAGGTAATATTAACATCAATATTTTGAAGACCAATAAAACCAGATTTTTGTTGGCATCCCCATAAAAATGGACTTAAGAAGAGGGGCTCGACGAGATAAGCTTCAATTACTGCTTGTGTAGCGGTATTTTGGACAACTCTAAATCTGAAAGATCCACGATTTGGCACATCTCCATCTTGACCTTCAGCATAAGAAGCTAAAGGATTCTTAGTAGCTCCGATTAAATCAGCGTAATTTTGAGTTTGATCCATATAAGAAGGAGTTAATGAAAAATCTAAGGCTTTATTTTTGGTATCTACATTATATCTTAATAATGGTTGAATTACATCAGACATGTTAATAGAAACAGCAGTGTTATTTAGAGTTACATTTAAAACATTGATCACACTTGAGAGGGGAAATGCCCGAAAAGCATCATATCCAGAAACTAATAAAGGCCCTCCTAGTGCGTTAGTTCCCGTAAAAGTAAGACGGACAGGTTGATATAAATAAACTTTTCTATTCACAATCACACCTGGATTAGGAGGAGGACAAGTAAAATTAGTAGTGCTGGTAGAATAAGATGTAGAAATAAAAGATTTATAAGAAACTTCAGCACCTCCTTTTAAAACAGAATAAACACGTTTATTATCAATTCTAACAATTGGATCAACAGTTTTGACAACGTCTAAAGGTTTAACATTAGCACTCATACTAAAACAATATATATAATAGAATTATATTTTAATTTTATTATAATTTATTAATTTTAATTATATTATTTCCTAAAATAAATTGAATCTAAATAAAAACATTAATTATTTCCTTTATATATAGATTTTCTTGTAAATACAAATTTGACATTAATATATGTAGAAGGAGGAAGGAAAATAGGGTATAGATTACCGTTAATATCTGTCCAATATACCGAAAGATCTAATTTATAGATTGGTTGAGTATTTTTAATATCTACTAAACGATAATTTCCCGTTCCAGTTGTAGAATAATTAATATAATCTTGGACAGATCCATTTTCTGAAAAATCAGCTTGGAAATCAGTTAGAATAGATAATCCAGATAGTGCGCTAGTATTATTTCTCGCACTAATATATTCTTTACCAGTTCCTAAACTATTTGAAATAAAAACTATTGATTTTACAGCATTAATATAAGCGGTATTTGGATATTCTTGTTCATAAAATAATGTTCTTGGTGTTGTTGCTAGACCATTTACGAAGTATTCATTAGAATTATTAGGTTCAGCAAACATTCCAATTCTAACGGTTAAATTTGGATTTCCTAAAACAGGAGAAGTATAATAGGTATGTCTTCCGAAATTATCCATTACAAGACCTAAAGAAGAATTAAAAAATAAACTTACTCCAGATAATAGAGGTGTAATATTAACAGCCATTAATCTATCAGCAATCAATCTAAAAGTGCCAGAAGTTGGTATATATCTAAAATATGGAGCTTGTCCAATAGGAGCAAGAGGGAAAGCAGTCTTTAAAGCAGTATATGCTAATTCTATCGCTTGATTTACAAAAAAACCTAATTCTTCGTAATTTTGAATATAATAATATGGACCTACATCTTGGACTCCGTTATTTTGCGATGGAGCTTTTGGTGTAGGTAAATCATTATTATCTTGATAAATAACAGGTTGAGAAAATACAGTGTTATTATAGACCAGAGAAACAACCCAAGGAGTTAAATTAGGATCTGTTTGAGTTATTCCTCCTAATATAGGAATAACCATTAAAGGTAAAGATTTACCAGATACTGAAAATCTAGTAATACTACAATAAAAATCAGATGGATTTTCTAATAAAGGAATATCAAAATTGATGTCTTGTCGTGCTTGAATTAAAGGAAAACTATTTAATGGTAAAGATGTAGAATCGTTTCTAATTTCCCAATTATAATATACAGAATCACTTTTTAATTTACTCATAATATATATACAATATATATTATAAATTTTCTAAATTAATTTTAAATTTTATATTTTACTTTTTGATCCATAATTTTTGAAACCAACCAAGAATTTAATAATTCACTATTACTATGTTTTTGTGATCCTTCTAAACGTATATCATCTGCTACATCTTTTAATTTCTTATCTGCTTCATTTCTTGTTAATATATCTTCATTTCGATATGCCAAATCGTGATAATAACATCCATTATCTAATTTATT